AAAAAACAATTTTTAAGACCTCCTACTCCTGACTTACAGGGTAAACCTCTACCTTTTGTTAATATACAAGCCATATCTTTATTTTATTAAAAAAGGGTAGGTAGAAAACCACCTACCCCTCTATTTGTTAGTCAATTTATTTTATTAAGAGTATAATACAATATCACCTCCGATACCGTGCTGAACACCAGCAGAACCTCTTAACACAACTCTTACATTTTGTGATCCGTCAATATCAGCCATATCAATCAGCTTGACCTCCTGCCAATCGTTGAGCAATCCTGTGCCAAAAAAGAGGTTGCTTGATTCTGCTGCTACCATTTTATCATTACCTAAACCAGGTGCTGTATAAAGTGGAATACCTTGGAAATTCATATCTGTTTTTCCAACATTATATAAATCTCTATAACCTAAAGCTGCCTGTGCTTGTACATAAAACTTTGCTGCACTTGTTGGAATGTAGATTTTTAAATCTTCTTTACCATAAACTGCACCAGGTATTGCATCTACTACTTTGTTCATTTCAGCAATAATGTTTGAAGCTGTTAAAGTTGTACCACTTACATCGACTACATCACTATCTGCTGCTAGTAAAGTTTGAAAACCATCAAACTCACCTGCATTTGCAGTAGCACCTTGCCAAATATTTTGCTCTACTTTTTCAGCTACTTTTGCTGCAACTTGTGCTAACAAGAAGTCAGAAAAATTACGTGGTAGGTTGTCATATTGACTAAAGCCCATACTTGCTGCTTCCCAGTCTTGTCTGAAATCTTTTTTACAAAGTTGTAAGTTTACTTGAAACTCCTCTGGTTGTAAGATTCTTTCTGTTAAAGTTACATTTGAAGTAGAATCAAAATCACAAGTTGCATCTTTTAAAATACTATCAAGTGCTAATTTTTTTAATACTTCTTTGAACTTGATGTTCGGTTTAATAGTAACTCCACCACCAGATAAAGTTACACCTGATAACAACGCTGCTGCAATGTAATCCCCTGCGAATTCACCAGCGTAAGTAGTTGTTATTGAAGTTGTTGTTGCCATATCTATTTTCTTTTTTTATTTAATTATTAACTTGGGTCTGTTGCTGTAATAGCACCTGATGCGTTTCCGATTCCCCAAACATACCACTTAGCTCCATCACTCCAAATGTCGATAAAATCTCCAACTGATTCTGCTGATGCAACGAAGTTAATTTGATCTTCACCAGAAGCTTGTACACTTGCTCCGTTTACTATTATACACCCATCTATATTATCTCCCTCTGCACTATCAATAATATAATTTGAAGTATCAAACGCATTCGCTACTACAAATCTAAAATTTAAGCCAGAGCTTACTGCTGGTAATGTAACTGTAACACCTGCTGATGCTGCTAGTTCATACCATTTTCCACTATCTGCTGCTGTAAGAGTAGCTGCTGCCGTAATTTGACCGACTTCGTTCCTTTCTCTTATTGCAGGGTTTACTACGTGTGTTAAAACTGCCATAATTATATAATTTTTATTTGTTTGCTAATTTATTCATAATCCTATCTAAAGTAGTCTCTACTCTATTTTCAGAGAACCTGACTTTAATTTTTTGTTTGACTTCAGGATTGTGAGCGATTGGCTCAGTTGCAGGAGTTTCGCTAAGTTCTTGTTTCACTTGCTCCTCTACTTTTGCCATTTCTTCTTTCTCTTCTTTATGTTCCTTTAGTTCGTTTATCATACCTTTGATTTCTTCAACGGCTGATTCAAATTCTTCTTTTGAAACGTATCTAGCGTCAACTTTCTCTTCTTCTTTTTCTCCCTCTTTTTCTTCGTGTTCACCTGCTTTAATTTCTTCGATAACACCCTCTTCTTGAACTACTAAAGTTCTGCCATCTTCCATAAGATACTCACCTTGTGGTACCGCTACTTTTTCATCTTCAGTAAGAATAAAGATTTCGTTTCCTGATTCAAAAGCCTCTGCTTCTAATACTGTTCCGTTTTCTAGCTTCAACTGTGCTAGTTCTAATGCTTTTTCAGTCTGAGTTTCTTCTACTTCCTCACCTAAAAAAGTCTTGATTTTGTTTAAGATTTCTGTTGATTTCATATTACTATAACGTGTTTAAATTTATATTTGCATTTTTAAATTTTACCTATACCTTGATTGATAATAAAACCTTTACAACATTTTACTGAGTAGGTTTCATTTTCGCATAAACAAGCTCTACGCCCCCCTCTTGGACTAGTCTTACTTGGTGTTTTAAATTTTTTCATCTGCCTTGTCCTCTATATTTTTTTTTATATCCTTTTTGACCTACACTTGCATTTTTGCTGTGAGGGTGTGATTTGCGTTTAGGTTTTACATATGTTCTAATGACTTTTCTAGCCATTATTTATTTTTTGGGTGTCCCTTTGGTAACAAATCATTATCTGTTGTATATTTAGCGTTTTGTGGTCTTCCATTTTTTACTAAATATAGAAAAGCATTAACTCTCGCAAATGCCCATTGACTTGGGTTATTTACTCTCGGACTACTTGAAACATTGAATGCACCTAAGCCTCTTTGGAATACTGCTTTTAATTTACCTACTGTAACACCATAACCTAATTTTTTTTTGTATCTCTCGTTAAAGTCATCTGACTTTTTTTGTAAAGTAGCCTCATCTGCTTTTGAAACCTTTGCACCTCTACCTGTTGAGGCATCACCTTTTGCTGTACCTTTACCTTTAGGGTTTCTATTAGGTGTATCAGATTTAGGTGCTTTCGGAGATTTGCGTATTCCACCCCTTGGGCCTACCTCAGCCATTTTAACACACTTTCCGTCTTTCTTCTTGTATCCTTTAGGACATTTGTGATATGCTAGATCTTCTTTGTTATGAAACTCACAAGGCATATACCAAGTCTTACCCTCGTACTCGTGTTCGTGCATACCCTCGCACCCTATGTTTTTAGCCATTTCCTCAGCCTTTTCTTTTGACGAGTATGCTAGTCTATCATCTATTATAGCAAATTCGTCATTTACTACCATAGATGCTAATTCTATTTCTCCTAGTTCTTTTAATTTAGCTTCTGCATATCTCTTACCTGCTTTACCTCCCCATAGTAAATAGGATATAGTACCACAGGCTTTTGTGTCGCTTTCATCATAATACTCCTCTGCTCTACTTAAAAAAGAGTACATTCTTTTTATTGTTTCTTTTGATATTGGCTCACCCTTAGCTAGTTGTTTAGCTCGTATCTTACCTACTTGTGTAGCACATTTATTGTTTACTTTCTCGTTTAATTCTATGCCCTTTTTAGCGTTGTTCTTCACTCCACTAGGGTAATCACTATATGCTTCAAGTTCTCGTCTCTTACCACCCTTTAAACGCTTGTCTTGTCTTACTATTGATTTTATATAAGATAACATCTCACTAGCCTCAGCTTCTTCTATGTCAGAAAAGTCATTTACAGGCTCTTTAGGTCTTTCCATTTTATCAGCAAAGTAACCCTCTATACTAAAACCTTTTACTTTTCCTGTTTTGACATAGTTGTTCCATATCTCCTCGTTATTTACTTTGACAGCACCCATCCAAGTACCTACAGGTACATCAAGATTATACTTACGAGATTTATCGTGTACCTCATCTTCTACTAACCAAGATTCTACTAATGTTAGTCCGTTTATTGTGTGTTGGTGTTCTAATGTAGCTTTTGATTGATTGCCATTCATTAAGTAAAGCTGTGATGCTTTGGCTACTGTATCTCTGGAAAAGTAAATATAATATTGCTCATCGCCTTTACTTCTTAATATAGGTTTGTTTGGAATTAATAAAGCACCCATCAAGATACGCTTTTCTTTATCAACCTCAGCAAGTTTTATTTCTTGACTTTTAAGAGCTATAAAATCTTCTTCGATTGCAGGGTTTTCTACTACTGATATAGCTTCTATTCCTGTTAATTCATCGTCTCCTAAAATAAGTTCTACAATTCTCATATTATAATAACGTTTTAATTATTTTTTTTGTTTATCCTAAACTTGCACTACTTACAATGTTTCTATCTAATTGTTGAGCTGTGGTTACGTCTCCACTAACTACAAAAGCTCTAGGAGGAGGTTGATTACCAAGAACGTCTGCTAACTGATTTACACCACTTGCACCTACTGTACTAAATGACGGAGGTACTGATGGTGCTGTGGCAGCAGGAACAGATGGTGTACTTTCTCCACCTGTTGATCTTGCACCCAATGAGGCAGGTGGTTTAGGTGTTTGTGTTGAGGTTATGTTTTTTACGTTTGCTATACCTGCTGCGATAACTGCTGCTGCACCGATAAAACCAAATATACCTCCTTGTGCTAATGCTTTATTAGCTCCTGCAAAAGTATCTTGTATTGCTTGTACTACTGCTATGGCTTTTCCAAACTTTGAGTTTTTACCTACTATAGTTGCTATGTTTCCTAAAGTTTCTTTAGTTTGATTCTCTTTAGCTAGAGCTAATTCTTTGTCAATTTTTTTCTGGTTATTACCACTTTCTTTCAAGAATAAATCTAACTCGTGTTGAGCATCTTGTTGAGCTTGTGTACCCTCTTGAAATGAATTAATTTTATTTTGAAGTCGCTTAGTTTCTAATTCTTCTTCTTCTTTTAAATTTTTTTTCATTTGTTCAAGTCGTAGAACGTCATTTTCTATCATTTCAGCTTTGAAATCTCTTTCTACTTTTTGTAACTCTGCTTTATTTTGTAAACCAGATATTTCTAATTCGTTTAATTCTTTTTCTAAAGCAACAGCATTTGATTTTTGTTCAGACATAAAGCCCTCTATTTGTGCCTCTACTGCTTTTAATTCATTTTTTGCTTCTTGTAATTTTATATTATCTTCATCTTTACCACTTAAATCAAATTGTGCCTGTGCTTGAGCTAATATGGCGTTTGCGTTCTCAAGCATTTTTTCTTTTTGATTTTCTAAATGCTCTAATAATTTTTCGTTTGCTTCTATTCTTTCATTTATTCCTTTTCTATCATCATCTCGTATTTGTCTCTGCTGTTCTGCTAATCTGTCAAATTCTTCAATTAAGCCCTGATTTGCTACTCTGGCTAAATCTGCTGATTTTTTAAGTTGCTCATTTGCTTTTACGTTTTCTGCTATCGCTTTTATGTTGATTTTACTAACTCCCTCAACTACCTGTGATGATATATTAGAAACTTCATTTACAGCTTCTCCAAAATCTTTTATGACATTACCTGCTGCATCTACAGCATCAGTTCCTATTTCAATAACGTCTTCTTTTATATCACTTAGCTCTTGTTTGAGTTCTGCAATTCTTTCAGGATCATTACCACCAAGCCAAGATTGTTCCCAAGCTAATTGCGCACCAACTATTCCAGCTTTGATTGCATTGAAAGCTAATTTCATAGGGGTTAAAGCTATTGTCATTACATTTTTTGCTACCCTACCCAGTGCATCAAAGTTTTCTGTAGATGATGATACATTTTCATATACAGTAACTAATACATTACCTATTTCAGTAAATACTTGCGAAATTGTGCCTGTTACTATTGAAACTGCATCCATTACTTTTTGATTCTTAGATAATGCTGTTGCTAAAGCTCCAAACAATGCGACAACAATACCAATACCAGCAGCTTTAAATGCAGTACCTATACCTTTAATACCTTTAGTGAAACTACCTGTACTCTTTTCGTTTTTTTTAAGTTGGTTATTTGCAGAATCAAGTTGTTTTTCTAATTTAGAAAACTCTTTTTGAAACTCGTCTAAGTTTTTTACAGCTTCTGCGTATTTTAGTTTTAATTCTGCTTCTACTACTCTCCCCATAATTCGCTTTTAAATTGTGTGTATGCTTCTCTTACGCTTTCTGGGTATTTGTATTTACCTTTAGCTATTCTTATGTTTTCCGTTTCGCCTTTTGCATAAGGCAGTAAGTCTAATATATTCTTTATCATTATGTTAGTACACTGTTAGTATATGTTACTGTTTTAACTATCAAGTCTAGTTCTGATTTCCCTGTTGTAAGATCAATCGTAATATTATTTATGTAATACTCTTGACCGTCTATTAATATAACGTCATTTACTCTATAATTTAGAATAAAACTTACAGGTAGTCTTGCTGATACTTTTATTATTCTACCATTCTGATTAAATGTTTGTTGAATATATGTTTTATAAAATCTCTCAAACAAACTATTTGTGTTTACAGATTTGCTAAATTCGTCATACTCAGCGCCAAAATTCAAAGTATGATTACCGTCTGAAGAAACGCTTGAGGGTGCGTTGTAAGCTGTGATATTTAGTCCTGTAACTGTATATGTGCTTGAATCTATAACTCTGTTAAAAAATATAAATGGTTTTCCTAATGTAGTGTCTCCTTTATCATCTACCCACCATCCTAATATGTTGTTTGTGTTTACACCAGAGCTATTTTGTAAATTAATAAGTACACTTCTTTCAAAAGGTACTTCTAAATTAAATGCTTGACCATCATATTTCTCTGGTGCTGAATATTCTAAATCGCCAAAGGCTTGAGCAAACTGATTTACAAACCTTAAACTAGTTTGTGTAACAGGTTCTGAATACTTGAAGTTTACCTGATTGTATGGTATAGGTCTGTCTATTGTGCTTTGTGAAACGTCTATGTATTTTGTTATATCTCTTGTTAGACCCTCTGTCATAAAATCATCAAAGGTTTCTACAAATATTGTACTACTACCCAATCTATTGTAAGCAACTAAATTAAACATCTTAAATAGTCCTGTAAGAAAGTCTATAACTTTCATCTTAGGTAAATAGTCTTGTATAAATATATTGTCGTTTAATACTTTGTTTGTTGCTGTATAATCGTGTATAGTACTCGAGTTTTTGGTAATACGCATAGTAACACTAGAAAATGTTTCTTGTGTCTGGCAATTAATTCTAAATTCTATGTCATAAGTCCTTGAATCTAAATTACCACTTGTCAAGTCCATTAGAGTTATCGTTTGACTTACACTATTTTGAAAAGTTATATCCTCTTTAAAGAACAACAGCTCATTGGTACTTTTATCTTTTACTATAATTTCGCCTGTTGTTGCATTTGCACTTGGTGTAAGTCCTACTCTTATGGTGTAGGTATCTGGGTTTGTTACTACAAGTTTGCCACCTGTTAATACATCACTACCACTAGAAATAGTAAAGTCAGCTAAAGTAAACTTTATACTTCTTGTGCTTGTATCTACTCCAAAAGTTTTTGTCGTTGTTTCTGGCGAGGTAACAGGAGTCTTTTCTCTATGCAACCACAAGTAAAGCTCGTCAAACATATCACTTCCAAAAAATGTTTTTATATCACTTGTTGCAGGTTCTAAGATCACATCTTCGCTAGGACTAGCTTCAGTAATTACTTGGCTTGTGTCCTCAGCTAATACAAATTCGTCAAGGTGTACATCTTCCATATTAAAAGTAATGTCATATTGAGTTTGTATTGCCTCTATGACTCTTTTGAGTTTTATAGCAGGTTTAAGTTGTTTACGCAAGTCTGTAAATGTTACATTATCTAGTCTGTCAGTAGATGAGGTGTCATATGTATAATATGTATTAAGAGATATTAAAGGTACTACTACGTTTCTATTTGATAGGTTTGTTGATGCTGTGCCTGTCGATTGTAAGCCAGTTTTAAAAGCATCTAAGAAATCACTATTGTCATATTGTATGTCGTAGGTAGATAAGCCGTTTAGACCACTTAAATCTTCATCACCAAATATATCTTTAAGACTATTAGGTTCACCAAAGAATACTACCTTATAAGTGTGTGGTTTATTGTCTTTTAGTGATACGCCTGTTAGTCTTAGTTTGCCTGTCTTAAAAGGCACAAAGTTTATTTCTATCCTTGCATCTACCTTAAACCTCGCATCAAATCCACCTTGAATATGAAAATTATAGTAGTGCTTGAATAGTTTGTTGTTTGTTTGTGATGCAGGTAAATTAAATTGTTTTGTGAAAGGTGTAAATAGTTTACTTATGTCAGATACATTTTGTACTGAATCAGTTATGCTTATAGATTCATCTTGAAATAAGTCAACCCTTGTGTCTGATATAAACAGTTGTACCTCACGCTTCATTATACAATGTTATTGATAATATCATTTGCATCTTCAACCTCTAAAGTGTATTGTGTAAGTTTATCATTCACAGAAGTCTTTTTAGTTAGTGATGAGGTAACTACATTCACAGGATGCCACTTAAGACTTATATTGTCATCGTGAGTAAAGGTGTTTACATATATCCATACATACTCACTTATCATAATATCTTGTATTACTTCATTATATGCCTCTACTAAATAATTTGTGTTTAGTGTAAATCGTTTCTTGCCTGTCTTGTTAAGGGTTTGCATTTGATGATCTTGTAAGCCATAGGTAGAAGTAGATTGAACAAATATGTTACGCTTGAATTGTTCTGATGTAGTGTTTACTGTCTCTACGTTTTTTAAAAAGAAATAGTAGTCTTGTGGCATACCATTTTTATTTATAAACCTCATCTGTATTGGTGTGTACTTGGCACTACATACTCTCTCTACTGTATAAGTTATTGTTGAGGCAGATACAGAACTTGCTGAGGTGCTTACTGCATACCTCGTTGGTGTACCACTTGCCATAGCATAAACAAAACTTGCTGTATTGTCTGGTAAATATATTTTGTTAGTACCACCTGTATTTGTTAGCGCAGCATCATCTGGGTCAATATCAGCATTTGCACCATCCCAAAACATTGAATATCCATAAAATCCTGTATGATTTACTGTGCTTTGTATTGTGCCTGTACCCCCACCATCAACTGCTGTAAAAGTAGTAATTACATAAGCTATAGAAACTGTATCAAATGATGAACCGTCTGAGCCCCCATAGTTTGCTACAAAGTAATCTCTGGCTAATGTAGATATTTCAAATACTGTTCTATTGCTTGTTGCATTTTTAAGTATCGTATATCGTAAAGCACCATCAATAGTCAAAGCCATTTGTGCAGACAAATGACCACTTGTAGTAACTGTAACAAAAAAAGGACTTCTCAGTAATATATTAGCCATTATTCAAATATTAAATTTTCTATATCTATACCAAACTTATCTTGGAGCTCAGGAGGTAACTTATCAAACGCTTGGTTAAAAGGTTTTGTAAAAAACATACTAGGTTTTATACCTCTTGTAAAAATACTTCTAGCTATCAAGTATTGTAAACTTTTTCTTTTTATAAATCTTCCCTTTTTATCTCTTGAGCCTTTTATATTTTTTCTTACAACAAACTGACTAAATGCTTTACTAGGAGGCATTTTAGATTTAAAACTAAAAGGTGTGTTATACTTTTTCTTTATACCACTAACACCTTGATCTTGAAACTTACCATAATCTTCCATTTCAAATATCACACTTACAGAATCCTGAGTAGAATTTATTTTATAATCTAAACTATTGTATAGCTTCTTGCTTACATTTTTTCTTCCTTTTGTAAGTCGTGTCCTAGCTTGTTGAACTACAAACTTACCAAAGTTATTTAATGCTTTTTCTACTTCTTTTAGCTGCATACGTTAATATCATTTGCTATTAATACATCAAAGGTACAAGCTACCCCTGCTAATCTATTCTCAAACCTTTCATAAAAAAACTCACAAGAGGCATCGCCAGATAATTGGTATTTGTCTTGATATAATGTACCCTTGCTTAGTATTCCTACTAATTTATTTGCTACAGCTAATTGTGTGTTTAATATATCTTGCTCGTTATTGTTTCCTACAAAATCGTCTGTTGTTTCGTCTTTAGATACATCAACAATATCCATACACATTACCGTAATGTTGAATTGTAACACTTGCTCTTGTATTGTAACACTATTTATAATAATATGAGCAAGAGGAAAGATTGTTTGCTTGGCTAGGTCAATGTCAAATATATCACCTGTTGTAACAGTATTGACATTCTCGTCTGTTAAGAGATTAGTCTTTATTGTTTGTGTTATTTGGTAATAGCCTCTTACTCCTTGATTGCTCATCTTTTAAATTTGCTTTTCATTTGTTTTGATTCTAAGTCTGCTTTCTCTTTCATAAAACTTAATGCATATAAACATTCGTGTACATTTAGTTGAGTGATATTTTTAAATCTTCCAATATTCCCTTGAGCGAGGCTGAAAACTGATTGATACCATCCCCACTTTTTATTGAACTGAGATACTGCACTAAATTCGCCTCCTCCTGTTCCTCCAAAGAGTTCAGCATAGCTGTCGATAATTCCATCCCTAAATGATAAAAAAAAAGTATAGAGCCTAGTACAGCATCCATTGGCATATGCACCATATCATCATACTTATCGCCTGTGTACTTCTCAATAGTATATCTATCTTTGTAGCTTTGTGTTATTGGTCTGTATAATACAGCCATAGCTTTATGTATATTTTGATGATCTCCTATAAACGTATCTAAGTCTATGTATTCACCAAAAGACATATTTTCAAGGTCAGGTATAAAACCATAAGTGATACCTTTCATTTTAAACTGTTTTACAAGCTCTGGCTTTTCATTAAACATATCTGTAAGTATTCTTGTTATGTCTCTGATGCTTTTTGCTTTCATAGATCTTACTGTGGTGTTTCTTAAACCACAAAATACTTCTATCATTTTTATTGCTAAAAAGTTCTCATCATCATTATCTTTTTGATACTTCAGATACTTCTGGTATTGTCCTAATGTAATTTCGCTTAGAGTGTCTGGTATGTACATTTCTACTTTCATATTTATATAACGTAATAAATAAAAGTTTTAGAACATAAAAAAACCCCTACTTTCGTAAGGGTTATTTTGTTTTAATTGTTATTATTTAATCATTAATTTAGTAAGTTCATTTTCTAACTCCATAATTCTTTCTTCTTTTAATTTTAAATCTTCATTTAAGCATTTTTTATCTTCTCGCAATTCTTCAATTTGAACATCTTTTAAATTGCAAACGCTTATAAGCCAATCGACTTTTTTTTGTAATGTGAATTCTTTTTTAGTTTCCATAATGTTTTGTCTTTATTGTTATTAATACTGTGAATATACAACTATATTTTAGTTTTTCAACTATTGTTAAGAACTTTTTTTTACTTTTTTTTATCCAACAGAGAAGAATAGCATAAACTTTAACATTTCTTTAACATAATTTTAACACTTATTGTATTGCATAGTTACCTCTATTTGGGTTTTGTAGTTGCATCATTAAAGCGTATCGTGCAGCGTCTATACAATCAGGGTGTGTGCCTGTAGGTTTTTGTAGATTGTTACCCTCTTTGTCTTTATCCCAGACATAGCCTTGTAGTTCTCTGATTAGATTCTTAGATCTTGATGTAACATATATTTCATTTTGGTTGATTAGGTTGATACCATACACTATTGAATCTCTACCCTTTGATACAGGAAATACTTTGTGTCCGTAGTTTCTCAGTTCTTGTATTGATTTAGGCTCTGCACTATCAGCGTATATTTGTTCTCGTATCTCGTTCTGTTTGATGAAATAGCTGAGGTCTCTATTTAACATCCCCTTTCTATAAAGTACCTCATCAAAGATATAAGCATCATTCCATTTATATAATCTTATGATTGTTGAGGGGTCAACTGAATAACCAAAGTCTAAGCCAGAGCAAAGTAATCTAGCCTCATCAGGTATATTGTCAATAGGTTTCCAATCAGGAATACATACACCCTCTAAACTTCCTATCTGACCAAGACCGTACACTTTCCACCAATTAGCCCAATAGGTTGAGGTCTTTGCTTTATCTTTTGCTTTCTCTATTTCTTTGACTATTGTTTTTGGTAAGCTGTTATTATCTTTGTAAGTTAAGGTTATGAAGTTAGTATCTTGCTGTCCTACTAACTCTTTATCTACCCAAAATAAATTAGCAGGGTTAAAGTCTAGCCAAATGTTTCCTGATGTTCTAACTGCTAATTGTTGGTAGGAATCAAAGCTCACATTATTACACTCATTAATAAATAAGTCTGTTCTTCTTGCTCCTCTTAGTTTGTCAGGCTGATCTGTACTAAAGAACTCTATATAACTACCGTTACTAAATTCGTATTTTAAGGTACTCTTATTGAACTTTCTTTCATCATACCTATTCAGACCCTTAAGTATATTAAGAAAGTCCTTTAAAGCTCCTCTACGCAAGTGTGGTATTGATTCTGCTACTATGCTTATTTCTTTTCCTTTGTGTCTTATTGCATAGTCGATAAGGATTGCTATGATACCAATTGTTTTACCTGCTGATGATCCTCCTCTAATTATGCGAACTCTTTTATCTAGTTCTCTTAGTTTGTTAAGTGCTGAGGTTTTGGTTAGTTGCATTAATCAATAAATAAAGGTACATCTTCGTTTATGTGTATGTCCTTTGTTTCTTTTGGTTTACCATATCTATAACCCATATATAAACCCATAGCTCTCATATCTCCACTAAGAGCTTTTTCTCCTAACTTTTTAATTACTTCTTCTTTGTTTATTATACTGTCGAGCTTGTCTATTAAGTCTTGCTCTTGTTGTTTAGGCTTTCTACCTGCACCCTCTCTTTTACCTCCGTGTTTACTCATCTTGAAAAAAACTTGATTATTCAAGTATATAACGCTAAAATAATCTTTTTTGTAATGTGTGCTGCTCTATTCGTTTCTTTGCTGCTTCAAAGTATTCTTTGTCAATTTCGTATCCTGTAAAGTTAAATCCTAAATTATGACAAGCTATAGCAATAGAGCCACTACCTAAATGCGTATCTAAAATTTTATATCCTTTTTTAGCATAAGTCATTAGTGTCCATTCATAAAGTTCTACAGGTTTTTGTGTTGGATGTATTCTATTTTGTCCTTGTGTGCGAAAAGTAAATATTTTAGAAATTGTAGTTATATTTTCGCTAAGTGCTGCTATTTCGGCTGCTGAGAATTTAAGTGTCATTTTATCTTTTGCAGGTACTACTTTATCCCAAACAATAAAACCTTTAAAATCTAAACTAAAATTGTTAGCTCCCCATATAATTTGTTTTCTACTTACCCTTAGCAACTCTTCAAAATATTCTTTATTTGGTTTAGAGCCTAATTTTTGTTTATTTACAAACCTATTTGTACGCATATCAGGTGTAGGTCGGTTTTCGTTGGTATTTCTATAAGGTGGGTCTACGATTGCTAGGTCAAACTGATTGTCTGACATTTCTTTCATAGCTTCCATACAGTCTTGGTTGTATATCATTCTGTACCTGATATTATTTGGTCGTGTGGTATTTTGTAATCACCAAACTGTTCATCATAACCCTCGTGAAACTTATCTCCCTCGATTTCTTTTTGAAGATGGGCTAAAGATCTCCAAGCGAGTTTTGCGCTATGACGAACTCCATCTATATCGTGCATA